TCTTAGAGATGATTAAAGAGTTTGCCCCTACTGCCGTCGTGTGTAATGGCGATGCGCTGGACGGGGCTTCTATAAGCCGTTTTCCTCGTACTGATTGGAGTAAGCTGCCAACCATGAAAGAGGAATTGGAAGCCTGTCAATATTTTCTAGGTGAAATTGAATCAGTAGCTAAGGGCGCTAAATTGTTTTTTCCAATGGGCAATCATGACCAAAGGCTAGAGGCTAACATTGTTGCCAATCTTCCGTCTTTTGAAGGTATACCTGGCACTAGCCTTAAAGATTACTTTCCTATGTGGCAGCCTTGTTGGTCTTTTTGGGTAAATGAAGATACTTGTATTAAGCATCGTTGGAAAGGTGGCTGGACAGGCGGTAGGAATAATGCCGTTAATTCAGGTGTCAACATGATTACTGGTCATACTCATGTGTTATCTGCCATTCCATTTAACGATTACAACGGTACACGCTGGGGCGTACAGACAGGAACTCTAGCTGACCCTAATGGGCAACAGTTCAGCTATACAGAAGATACCCCTAAAGATTGGAATAGCGGCTTTGTAATGCTATCTTTTGAGCGCAGCAAACTATTGCAGCCTGAAATGATTAGAGTTTGGGGTGAAGATGAAGTTGAGTTTAGAGGCAAGATACATCAAGTATGAGGCTAAATCCAGAGGTTATTAGAAACCTTTACGCTTCTCTTTATTGTTGTTATCCATTTACTAAATGGAAAATGCCTGTACCTGAAGAAATAGATTTTGTTGTTACTGCTGACCCTGAAACAATGGGTACTTACTTATACGATACAGGTGAGGATTATGAGCATACCATTACTATTTCTTCCGCCAGGTGCGGTCATTACTACACCGTTATAACGACACTAGCCCATGAAATGATACATCTTAGCTTTCATCGGCAAAAGGGTGATAAATGGATGCAACATGGCAAACCATTTAGAATTCGTTGCAAACTGGTTGCTACTGAATTAGGCTTTGACCCTTTGGAGTTGTGAGTTACTCATAGCCCTTTCCAAGTTTCTGACTGACTCGCTCCAATAACCTCTCACAGGATATTTGCCATTTTTGCTCAAAAGCAGAGATACCAAGGTGGTGAAGGGAATCATTTCCAAGCCGATGATGGATTGGGCAAAGAGGCAAGACTGGGGATGTAGACCTCTTAGCTCCATATCTCCGCACATGATGGATTTCCGCTGGCGAGCCGCCTTCAATCCCAAGGACTTCGGAGCATAGAATACATCCGAGTTCTGCAATCTTATTGAGAGCGTTCTTTTCATCTTTTGTAGCCATTAGCTAGTGTGTACCAATCTCTATAAAATTGTTTTAATTCTGAAAAGCTAGTGCCACATTTCATAAACTCACCGTTTTTAGTTATTTGCCAGTAACTCTCTACAACGGTTTCATCATTGGTATTGCCAACAATGATAAGCACAATAAAATTTTCTTTACTAGCTAAGGCTTTAAGCATAATCTTTTGACCTTCGCTTAATTTCTCACCAGAATTCTTCCATTCCATGATTAGAAATTGACCATTGCGCTCTACAATACCATCTATATCACATGGTACAAAGCCTGGGTTATCAGCTATAAGCCCTTTAAAATCACAATAATCTTGGTGTTTAGCCAAGATATTACGCATTAGTTTAGCCATTGTTTTCTTATTTGTTCGTATGTAGCAAACTCTAATTTAATGGTTTCATCTGCTAAATCATGGGCTATTTTAGTAGCTTTTTCGTATTGATTTTTAAGTGTAGCGTTGTGATAGCATTTTAATAATTTTTGTATACGCAAATAGTTTTCAGAGTAATCATTCATCTAGTCATTCTTTCAATATTACGGTTGCTTGCTTCAGTTGTGCGCCATGCCTCAAATCTCATCTTAGCTGCCTCTAATTGCCATCTAAGCGCTTCTGTTTGCTCTGTAGCTATTCCAATGGCTTTGCATAAATCTTGGTATTCTTGGCTTGCGTAGGCTTCCATTTCTTTTGCGGCAATGCTAGAACCCTTTGATTCTGTAGCTTTAATTGCTCTAAGAGAATGTCTAAAATTTTCCAACTCTGCCAATCTGCCTTTTGCAGCAGCATAATCTGGCGCTTTCTTGAAAATGAAGTCAATCGCATCATTTGGGTCTTTCATTTTAAGTTCATCCATAGGCCAACTTGGGCGGCAGCATAGCCAATCCAAATTAAAGCGTTGCTATTTGAACCCTTAAAATATTGAGCTAATCCTACAACTAAATACCCAAGCCCTGTTGCTGCGACAATATACCTTTCCAGCATCCCCATTCCCCTTTGTTTCCTAACTTATATTGCGTGTAAAAATCACGCAAAAGCCGTTCGTCAAGATTGTATTTACTGATGTACTGCCTGAACCAAGTTAAACCTTTCTTAGCTCTTAAATGGCATAAAAATCTTACTCCACATTCATGTTTAGCTTTCTCAAGCACTTTTCTTTGAGAGTCTGGTAAGTATCATAACCATTGCCGATAACACCAAGTTCTCTAGCTTTTGCTTCAATACCTTCATTAGTAAACATCCACTTTTTATCACTTTTCTCTCTCCTTGGTTCAATAATTAACTCATCTTCCCAGCGTTCTTGATTTAACCAGGTTGCTGGATGAGGTATAAATTCTAACTCAGTTTCCTTAGCTTTCCAATACGATAAATGGTCATCTATGGCTCTGCAAGCGTCTAGTTGTTGTTGTTCTGTTAACTTGGCAAATGCTTTGCAAGCAACTGCTTTGGCTATCTTTCTTGGATATAAAGACCAGAATTCATCAAACATTATTGCAATACCCTTGGGCTTGATGGTGTAGATGGGCTACTTGGTACTGTGTAGCCTGTGTTGCCTACAACACTTTGTGTATAACCGTTTGGAGTTGTGATAACCACTTGGTTTGGATAAATAGTAGCGGTTTGGGTTGTATAGCCCATTGGGTTTACAAATTGCGCTGTATTGCCGTTGATTTGTACCGTTCCAACATTGTAGCCACGACTATCAGTCATTGGATACGTTTGCGCTTTAGCTGGTATACCGTATGCAAATAGCCCACCTAGTACTGCACCTAATAAACACGCACCTAAAAAATCTTTCATTTAAATCCCCTTAAATGTTTACTCGATATTGAGTAGATGTAGTTTCCCCAATAGTCTAGTTATAGTCCACTAGTATTTATACCTATGTTGCTTTTATACCAATCCCAAGAGGTTTGAGCGCACCTAGCCTACCTAAGTGCGCCTTCAGAGTATTCCCATTGAGGAATCGCTCACCCGACAGTCTTGCATGGTATAGGCACTATCTTCGCCACCTATATTGCGCTGTTTCAACCATTACCCCCAGTAGCGCTTTTAATCCTATCCCCTGGTATGTCGTTAGAGCCTCGAGATAGGAAGATGAGTTTACATCAATTGCGATGGTACTTGTCAAGCGGATTAAGTAACATACTTTTTAGAAGTTCATCTATATTTCTAAACCATTGAGTTACCTTCATGCCGCTATGCGTGTAAATGGTAAAACTCATATTCTGTCTATGAAAGTGTTGCTTTTTGGCACAAGCTCAGGCCATATCCAATGCCAGCAAGTAGGAAACATCTCCTGGCGTGTAATAAGCCCATGTGATTCCTTTTCTAGTAATGCTGCCAACATCATTAATTTGTCTGCTGGAATGGTGCTATTGCGCCATTGGTACACAGCTTGTACGCTGACATTGGTTTTCATGGCTACTTTTTTAGCGCCACCAAGTAACTCAATCATTTGTTCTGCGGTTAGTTTATTTTTCATAGTAAGCAAAGTTTACCCTATTTGTTTTATTTATACAACACGCTTGCACTTTTTGTAAATTTACTTTAATATTTAGTTATAGCAATTTTGCTATGCCATTAAAGGGGAATTTTATGGGTGAATTAAATCAACTAATGCTAGAGCATGAAGAATTTTTAGAGTCAGCACTTGATGACATGGAATACGGTGGCGAGCTTACACAAGAGCAAGTTGACTGTATACGCCAAGCGTGTGGCAAACCAAAACGCAATGTAGTCCTTAAAGAATTGTTTAACGACTTTGGCAATATTTTTGGAGGTGCAAAATGAGTTTTTATGACAACATAAAAGCATTTCCAGTAAACACCGAATGGGATTATGGCGGTGAACAAGGGTTTAAATCTGCTGGAATGGATTTGCGTGATTATTTTGCGGCTAAAGCTATGCAAGGAATGATTGACAGTTCTATTGAATCTGGCGTGTCATTAGAGTTTATAGCTGAATCTGCTTACAGAATGGCTGACGCAATGATGGAGGCTCGTAATGAATCAATCTGAATCAATTGCTAACCTTGCTTTAGCTTTATCCATCGTACAAGGAAAACTTACTTATGCGGTTAAAGACTCTGCTAATCCTTTCTTTAAGTCTAGGTATGCTGACCTTGAGTCTGTTTGGGATGCTTGTCGTAGCCTTCTTTCTGAAAATGGGTTGGCAGTTTTGCAATTTCCAGGGGAATATTATGATGGGGCTATGTCCTTAACTACTATCCTAACGCACAAGTCTGGCGAATGGATTGGTCAAGAAATGTCTGTACCAGTAACTAAGCCTGACGCACAAGGCGCTGGTTCAGCTTTAACCTATATGCGTAGATACGCATTAGCAGCAGTAGTAGGAGTAGTGCAAGCAGACGATGACGGTAATGCCGCTTCGTCACCTAAACCAGTAGTAAAAGCAAAGGATATTTAATCATGGCTTATGTACCAAAAGAAGGCTCTGGAAGTTTATTTAAAAATGACCGCAAAACGACTGAAACTCACCCAGACTATACAGGCAGCATTATGGTCAATAACCGTGAACATTACTTATCTGCATGGGTTAAGGAAGGCGCTAAGGGGAAGTTTTTTAGCGTATCTATTGGCAAGGAAAAGCAACCTAAAGGTTTTAAACCTGCTGGGTCTGACGAAATTATGGATGATGTACCGTTTTAGGAGATAGACATGAAAACCGCTATTAATGATGTTGTCCAACAAAACATTGTTTCTATTCATACTGAGGAATATCATGTGGATGAAGAAAGACAATTAATTTCTATGACTTTAGAAGGTTTGGTCGGTGTCATTAATACGGTTGTCAAAGCAGCAGCAGATAAAGTAACAGATGCAGCCGAAAGAGAAGCAATTTTAAAAATGTGCAATTAACTACACATTAAAATGTACATAAGGGGAAACATATGTCACAACATTGGTATTGCGCCAAAACAGGCCAACCACGCTATACAACCATTGGCAAAAACGGCAAAGAAAGAAACACTACACTTAGGGATGCCAAAGCAAACCCAGGTACACTTGTCCCAAGCGTATCTACAATTAATGGACAGTTATCAAAAGATGGCCTTAATACATGGTTGCAAACTGAAGCCATAAAAGCTGCCGCAGAAAACCCAAGGGGTCTGCAAGAAGAAGAAAAAGATTATGTAGCCAGAATATTAGAGCTGGCAAAGCAAAAATCCCAAGAAGCCATGACTAGGGGAACTCTTATACATGACTTTATAGAAGCCCATTACAACGGTGATTTTATTCCTGAGAAGCCAGCATATGTATCAATGGTTGTTAATGCCATAGAAGCCCATTTTGGGGTTCAAAACTGGATTGCGGAGAAGTCTTTGGTTTCGCCAGAAGGTTATGGTGGTAAATGCGACCTTCATTGCCCTACCGTAGTAATTGACTTTAAATCTACGGAGAAATGCCCTGGTGATTTAACACCCTACTTAGATAATACATTACAGCTCGCTGCTTATAGAGAGATTTTAGCCCCAGGAGCTAGATGCGCCAATGTCTACATTAATGGCACAACCAATGAAGTTGCTATATATGAGCATAGTGAGCAAGACATTAAAGATGCTTATGAAATGTTTTTGTGCTTACTAAAAATATACAAACTTAAAACTGGGTTAAACTAATCAAGAGGTGGTAGGTGTGCTTTCCCCTTTGCATAACCACACACATAGTGTCCTACCCCTCACCTTACAATGGGCGAAAACATTGGATGCTTGCATACATCCGTCACGGAATGTTAGTAGCCCACCCTATTTAGGGCGTTAAGCCGTCAATGTAGGATGCAGTAATTGGGTAATTTTGCGGCTTTCTCGCCCATTGATAGAAACTGCCAAATACAGCCCTGTAGTTTATTTACAACAACATAGGGTTTGTCCTAATAAAAAAACAATAAAAATAAGAATAAATTTTACCTATAGCAAGTCATCGACACTATTCAGCTCAAGTACTCGCAGACGAACGACTAAAAAGACTTTGACTTGCTACTTTTTTTAGGAAAAATATGGCTTATTCTTTAATTAAACAAGCATTAAAAGAGGCCTGTCCATGTACAGGATGCAAGTATGCAGAAAAATGCAAAAAGTATGAATTGGCTTGTAGGCGTTTTCTTTGGTTTATCATTGAAAGGGAATGGGAGTCAATTCCCAAAAGGATGCCTACAGGACTAATATATAAAAAAATATACGAAGATGAAGGTGAATATCAATTTAAAAAATTTGTTAATTCTTTAACAGCAAAAGGAGTTTAAATTTGCCTAAAGAACCAATGACTTTACAAGAAATAGCTAACTCTGAAGGCATAAGCCGTCAAGCAGTAATGGATTTATTAAATAGAATTTATAGAAAAGTTCGTAAAATTTTAAGACAAAAGGGAATTAAACAAGAAGATTTTTTCTAAAGGGGTATAAATTGGAAATTAAAATAGAAGTTACCAAAGAAAATGACGATGGGTCAGCCGATGCAATGGTTCATTTTGATAAAGAAGGGCTTGAGCTTTTGGTGCAAGAAGGAATGTTATCAATTTTAAAACAATACATTGAGCTAAACAAAAACGCTCAAGAAGGCCAAAAATTAAGAAAAGAGATGGAAGTAAACCATCATAAAAACGGCAAAATAACCAATAAAAAGGTGAAATTATGAGTATTTTTTTATCAGTTATGGCTTTAAGTGGAATGATAGCTTGGTCAGTAATGATTTTAATTGTTATTTTAATTCACATGGAAAGCAAGTAATGGATAACGAATACATATACACGCCTGTAGGAACAGACATTACTATGCGCTGGAGATTAAATGGCTGGATTCCACCTTCTGAATTGCCAGAATACTTAGATAAATGGAAACATTTTCAAGAATTGCCATTACGCAAGCTAGATGACCAAGCTCGAAAAGAATACGAATTAGTAATGAAAAAAGCTAAAGTAATGCGTATTCGTTAACCGTTTTTAATCATATCTAAGGCTTCTTTTTCTTCTCTATCCACTCTAGCAAGCCATCCCTTACCAAAAACAGGGAAAGTTTTTAGTGATTGGTAGTATTCACGCCTAGTGGTAGAGAATTTCTCGATAAGATTTGTGCTATTACTGGCGGAAATAAGCTCTCTTGTTCTTGGGCCAATAACTCCGTCAGGTACGCAGCCAAGAGAGGACTGAAGAAGTTTAACGCTTCTTCCTGGGCCTGCGTTAACTGCCATTGAAAATACAACAAAGTCAAGTCCCCTAGGTAGTACTTCACAATATGCTGTTCTCCAGTATTTAAGCTCGTATAAAGGGGCTACATCCTCTTTGGTAAGGTCTTTCATGGTCTTAACAGGATGACCTACATATTCTTCCCAGACCGCCTTGGTAACGCCTAGATTGGTTTCGCCACCTGGGTCACTAGGATGATTAACCCAACCACCTTCAGACTGTAAAACTAAATCTAAACATTCTTTAAAATCATTTGCCATTCTTCATTTCCATAATCTTTTCGGCTGTTCTGCCACCAAAGTAAGCTAAAAATACTATTTGACCCCATTGACCTAATAATTGCACATAAGACTCAGTAGCATTAAAACCAAAAGCTGACATCATGGCAAATAAGAAATAGCCTACAAAGATAGCAATAAGTGCCATTGGGCGAATGTTTTTAGATAGCCAAGAATCAGAAGCCATGTCTGATTCCCAGCGTTTTGTAATCTCTTGCTGTTCTGCGGTATCGGCTGCAATTCTGGCAAGCTCGCCATTTTGTTGCATTTCTAGCAATTTAAGTTTAGCTTGCTCTGCTTGGGCAGGGTCAGGAAAGACTTTATCTAAAATCTTGCTACCAATGTCTAATAGTGCGCCTAATGGAAACATTTAAAAAGCTCCTAAAACAAATTTAAGCCACAAAGTAACCATCAATGCAGCAATAAAACACCATACCTGTACCCGTCTAACTGCTTTTAAATCATGCTGGAATTCTTCATTGTCTTTGCGTTGCATATTTTCAATATCTAACTTTATTTTTAGTACTGCTTCCCATTCTTTTGCGCCATATTTTCTTACAAAGTCTATCTTTAATTTGGCTTCTTCGTCACTAATTTGCTTTTTATGCTTCCAAGAATCTAAAGCCTTGATTAATGCTCGTTCTTTCTTTAATTCTGCTTCTCGCCTTAATCTAAGTCTTTCTTGTGCTTGTTTGTAAGCAACATCTGAACCATCTCGCTGTATGTTTTCAATAGATTCAGATAGCCCTTTGCTTGCTGCTCTGCTTGCTTCAAGGCTGTCTGTAAGGCCTTTGATGCCTTCAGATAATCCAAATGGGTCTGCCACATTGTTAGCCCACCTTAATATGACCTACGCCAGCAAGGTAAGTAACTACCCCTACTGCCGCAACGCCAACAAACCAAAAAAGTTTGGTAACAACAGACTTACCAACAGAGGTATAGACATTCTCAATAACCCTTTGAGTTACTTTTTCAACAATATCTTCTATTTCTTTTTCCGTTAAATTAGCCATTATTAACCTTTCAAGGCAGCAATTTCAGCGTTAGCGGCATCAAGGCTAGTTTTTAATTCTTGAATAGCTTGCACTAACATAGGAATCATTACAGATGTTTTAATAGATTTAAAATCTGAATAACCTTCTTGGTCAGATAATTCTACTAATCCAGGCATTACTTTTTCTACATCTTGAGCAATAAAACCTAATTTTGTAGGTACAGCAGATTTTTCTGATTTCAAACTATATTTAACAACATTAAGTTTGCAAAGATTATCTAAATAGCTAGGAGCAGCAACTACATTTTCTTTAATACGAGCATCAGAAATTGTTCCCCATGTTCCTGTTCTATTGTACGCAGAACCAGCATTTGTAACAGCTACTGTTGCTGTATTATTAAAGTTAAATAAAAGCTGACTTCCGACTGAATCGTAACCAATATTCCAATCTGAAGTATTACCAAACACCAAATTTTTTAAAGCAGCAATTTGCACCGCATAAGTAGCATTAAATGTGTTTGTGCCAGTAAATGTTTGGCTAACATTGGTATAAGCACCATTCGTTACTGTTGCGGCATTACCAGTAATATTAATACCCCAGTTACCAGAAGCATAAGTTCCGTCATATTTAGGGGCATAAGAGTAAATATTGCCAGCAGTAATAACAGTAGCACCACCAGCGTTATATGGGGTATACCCTAATGCTGTAGTAACATCACCAGAAGATAAAGTAACTACCCCTGTACGAGTATTAAAGCTAGTAACACCTGACGATATGGCAGAAATAGCTGATTGTACAAACGCTGTAGTAGCTATCTTTGTAGAGTTATCAGAACCAGGGGTAACTGTAGGAGCAGTACAAGTGCCTGTAAGAGTAGCGCCAGCATTAGCGCTTAAAGTAGTAAATTTACCTGTAGATGGGCTAATGTTGCCAATAGGCGCTCCATCAATAGAACCACCAGTAATATTGGGATTAGAAATTTGATAAATTGTAGCTACATCAGTAGCTGCTGTGCCGTTAGCTACACCTGTAATCTTGTTATTACCCATAGCTAATGGGCCTGTCATTGGAGTCTGACCATCCGCAGCTACAGAGCCAGTTAAGGCTGTAGCTACATCAGAAAAAGTAGTATTAGCCCAGTTAGAAGTGATTGTAGTACCTGTGACTACAGGGTTTCCTACTGGTAATACATAAGTACCTGAACCGTTGCGTGACATTATTTAACTCCTTCTTGAGCTGCTTTTATCATTAATAATTTAGCTAATTGTTTTTGTTGTTCTGTAAGATTTGCAGATGGTATTTTACTAGTTAATTTTCCTGCGCCATAAGCTGCTTCACCCATCAATCTAGGGCTTGTAGTAGCCATTGTTGCTAATGTTGCAGGAATATGTGCGCCACCAGTTAAAGCAGTTCCTAGTAATGCGCTTACATCTAATCCTTGACCAACCAATCCTCTTGGGGTTGGTGAGCGTAATGCTTGACCAGCCAGCGCTGGCATTAAATCGCCACCACCTTTTTCCATTAATTTGTTGGCTAATTGTTGACGATAACCATAATTTGTAGCTACATTATTTCGCATCAAAGATTGCAATTTATTTAAACCTGTAGCTGTTGATGCTTTATCACCAAGGCTTAAAGAACGATTAATTTCTTTAATTAAATCTTGACCTTCGCTATAACCTTTCATAACTTCATTATATTTAGGCGCTTGGTCTGCTATTTCAGACTTAATTGAATGGTAAACATTTTGAGCAATAGTTCGAGCTTTGCCTGATTCATAAGGTATTGTTTCAAGAATTGCGCCAACTTTTTGTTTTAAAGCATCCATACCTTCTGGTGTATGAAATTCTTTAGCAGGAAGATTTTTCCATTCATTAACTGTGTCACGAATTTCTTGCAAAGATTGACCAGCTTTAGGATTAATATTTTGACCTTTATAAGAAGCAATATCTTTAGCTTCATTAATGGCTTTATCAATGCCTTTAAAACTTAAAACGGATTTATCAGTTCCAACATCCATCATTCCCAATTTGTATTCTTTGGAAATATCTTGTTTCATATTGGCTAATGCACCTTTGGCTTGATTTAAAACATCTTCCATTGGAGCTGTACCACGCATATTTTGAACAAATGCTTGATTACCTGTTTTTCCAGCTTTATAGGCTTGACTTAATGCTTCTTCTCCAGCACCAGTAGCCATGCCAACTTCTTTACGCAATAACGATGCTATACCTTTTCCAGCACCACTAACGGCGGCAGGAACAGCACCTAAAGCACCACCAATAGCTGCTTGTTTTGCTTGTTCATTATAAAAATCTTGACCTGTTGCACCTGTTTCATTAGGCATTAATGCGCCTTGAATAGCGCCAGCACCCATTGTTTGCAATGCAGGGTTAGCCCTAGCAAAACTAGGAATCATGCTAGTACCTTTTAAAATACCAGCAGCAGGAGCTACAGAACCGCCAACCTGACCAGCCAAATATGACATTGGATTAGTTTCTTGATAAGGTTTAGCTTGTTGAGCATAAGATTGAGCGGTTTGACCGCCAACATTACCGCCTGTAGCTAATTGAGCAGCACCCAATACTGGGTCAATAAGAGCAGATTTAGTAGCTCCAGCCAATGCTGATTCCAATGGGCGAGGTTGTGCTTGTACATTTAACTGGCCCCGATTAATTGGTCTACCTAAAGCAGCACCACCACCTGTTTCACCAAATTCACCGCTAGAAGCTGGCTGCATAGCTGATTGAGCTTCAGCCATGCGCATTTTTGCTTCAGCTATAGCAATAGCTTGTTGTTGTTCTAAAGTAAAATCTGCCATATTAACCGCCAAATAGTTTGCGTTGTTCAGGAGTCATAAATTCCAATAATTTAAAGTCAATTTTTGGAGCTTGTTGTCCTGTTGTTGTCGGTAATGTTGGTGAAGTTGGTTGTAAAGCGCTTGGAACAGGTTTGTTATGTGTTTTATGCACATTTGCAATAATGACATCAGCTTGTTTACTTAAATCATCTGCTTGCTTTTCTAATGTCTTTTTGCCAACTAAAATTGCGCTTGGGCTTGTTGGGTCTTTTACAACAGCTTGTAAAATTTTATAATCAGGGCCGTTTAAAACACCTAAGTTGTATGCTTCTTTTGCTTGCAACATCATATTGTTATAAGCACTACCCATATTTGCTCTAGCATTAGGGTTAGCCATGTCTAAAGTGCTAAATCCTTCTAATGTTTTTTTGTAGTTAGTAATAGCATCTTTAAGGTTTGTAGCACCTGTAACTTGTTTAGTTGCACCTTCTGGTAATGGTTTGCCAAACATTAATTCTTGCGCTGCTTTAGCTTGTTCAAGATTAAGCCTTGCACCAGAAAGACCAACTTCTTGTTGTCTAAGAGCCAAATCAGCTTTATCTTTTTCAGTAAGTTGATTTTTCCATTCATCAAATGAACCTTTAAACGGTTTAACAGGGTCATTTTTAGCAGCTTCATAATTAATTATTAAATCTGTTTTCTTAGGTAATGCGTTTTGCATTAATGTAGCAGCCAATGCTTTACCTTGAGGAGTTTGGGCAGAAGATGCTTTTTTAGCCGCAGCATTAATATCTGTTTTGGCTAAGTCATAAATATCATTAACTTCTTGCTCACCCTTAACTCTTAGTGCTTCAGCCAATTTAAGTTGCTTTTCATCTAAAGATTGGCTTAAACTTGTACCAATGGCTGCTTTAGCTAAAGGTGCAATTTGTTGACTCCAAGATGGAGCTACATAATGACCACTAATTATTTGACCTTGTGGTTGCTCAGTAGCTTGAGTCATAAGCAATTCAGCAATCTTGCGCTGACGAGCTAAATCAGCAGTTTCAGGGGTTTGCCCTAATACTTGTTGGTCTGTTAAATATGCTGATTGTGCCATTATGCTGTCCTCAATAAATCTGCCAATGTTGGCGCTGGTTTACCTTCTTGCGCTAATTGAGCAAGAAAATCTTGTGTTTTTCCAAGTGGATTTTGAACCATTGTAGGTTGTTGTGTTTGTGCAAACGGATTCTTATTCATTTGATAATAACCGCCAAATTGTTCTTGAATAGGTGCGTTTGCTGCTTGAAACTGAGCAAATTGTTGTGCAGTTGGCTTACCGCCAGCAGGATTTACTAAATTAGCTAATTGTTTTAAACGATTAACATTTTTAAGAACATCTGAAGCAGAAATTTCCAAACTAGGAGTAGTGCCAGCAATTCCAGAAGCTCCTGCTGGGATAGCTGCACCAGAAGCATCTACGGCAAATTGCCCAGGTGCTGCCGTCATGTAAGTTTGACCAATAGTTGTGCCTAAAGTACCATCACCAACCATAGTGCCAGCGCCTATTGCGCCAGTTAATCCTGCACTATTAGTAACAGCATTAGCGCTAGGTGCAACAATAGACCCAAAATTACCAGCACCAGTAGGCGTTAAATTTGCAATATTGCTTGATGAGCCTAATACTGCATCTGCACCAGGAGTTGCTGTAACAGCAGTAGCTTCTCCAGCGCTACCAAAAGCAGCATCGGCAGCTAAACCTGCGTTTACAGCTTCTGTACTACTAGCGCCTGTTGCCAATGCGTCAAAAAAAGCCGTTGAACCAGCTTCGGTTGCAATAGCGCCAGCACCAGCTTCAGCACCAGCAGTAGCAGCAGCTTCAGTTGCAAACAAACTAGGGTCAATATAACCAGTAGCATAAGCAACGGCAATAGCTGCTGGTAATGTCCATCCACCAGGTATTTCACGTCGTACAGTAGTATCAACTTCTGCTAAACCTTTTCCTACAGGTTGTGTAACACTTTTGTCTATAAAAACACCAGCATTACTAATAGCATTTCCTACAGAGCTAACAGCGTTGCTAATAGAATCAACGATTCCACCTCCTTTAAATGGGGTGCGCTGTAAATCATAAGTCCATCCAGAATGTTTGCTTTTAATCATATTTGAGACATCCACATAAACTTAGGGTTATCAGACTCTTGCACTTCAATTCCTAAATTTTTTAATAATTGCAAAATTTGAGTTGGCGGTTCAGTACCATATACTGTTTTAATGCTAGCATTTTGTAACTTTTTAACAAATTCTAATATTGCTTTAGATAGTTTAATTGGTGAATCTTTAGTAAATAAATGCAGTTCTACAGCTTGATTATCAAGTTTAAATGCCACCAATACAGAATTACCTTCATGAAAAACAATTGCTTTGTTAGCTTTTACAGCTTGAGCAATTCCTTGTAAAACCTCATTAGGGTCTACATCTTGAGTATCGGCAATAATAATTTCTGATGGGGTCATTATTAAGCGCTCCAACCTGCTAATGGGTCATAAATAGAACCATAAAAATTAGACGCTGTTTGAGCAGCTTGCTCATAAACGCTACCTGGTTTAAAAGGGTTAAGGCTTCCGAGTCCCATGATTAACCTAAGTTAAAAATATCACTAGCGAAAGTGCCGCCAGAAGTAGGGTTAGTAAAGAAATTATTTGTAGCTGTGTTGTAATTACCTAATCCACTTAAATACTTGTAAGCGTCAACGCCTAAACTAGCTAAACCACCTACTCCACCACCACCTAACAATGCGCTAGAACCTAAACCAAATAAACCTGATTGCAGGTTAGCTGTTTTTGCGTTTGCAGCATTTTGGGCGGCAATAGCAGCAGCTTGACCTGTGGTATATCCACCTAAATAATCAGGCCCAGATACAGCGGCTTGGCTATAAGGGTTTACATAACCAGGTTGTGTAGCTTGATTAAATGCACCTAATTGCGCAATTGGCAAATTAGATTGTTGTAATTGCTGATTGAAGCCTTGCTGATTAGCTTGCAAGCCAACATTAATTCCACCTACTTGAGCAGAAGTTAACAAATCATTTTGTTGTTGTGCTAATTGTGTTTTAGCACGGTTGTAAGCCTCTGAACCAGGCATAATTCCCTGATTAGCTAACTGTGTTTCTGTGGCAGCAGATTGTTGTTGTAATTGAGGTTGCAATCTACGCATAATAGCGTCTGAATACAACTCACCAGGGTTAATGCCTGTTTGTGCCAATGTATTGGTATTAATACCTTGTCCAGCGCTAGAAGCCAATCTGTTTTGCAATCCACCTAATGCAGTTTGTAGTTGTGGAGCTAATGTTTGATTAGCTGACCAAATAGGATTGCCATTAGCATCTGTACCTGTTTGCTGATACTGTAGGCTTGAATAAGGTGTATTTTGGTTTACACGGTTAGCAGCAGTAGCAGTTTGTGCGCCTTGATAGTTGCCTAAAGAGGTTTGTTGTGCAGCTTGAATATAAGGGTTTGTAGAAGTTTGATTGCCTGTGGCATTAGTGCCAGTTAATCCCCAAGGATTTCCATTGGGATTTGCTGCTGGCTTTAATGCTTGATTTGCTTGGTATTCTGGAGAATTTTGAAAAGCTGCAATAACATCTTGTGGACTTTGACCACTATTTAAAGCATTTTGCCAAAATTGATAACCAGCTTGGTCGGGAGCACGATTTAATTTTTGTTGATATAAATTGTTTAAAAAACCACTATAAGCATTACCGCCATTCATTTGTGGCTGAGTAGCTAATTGAGCTTGTGCTGTGCCTGAATTTTGAGCTTGATATGTAGGAGTTTGTGAATTATCCATAGAATAAAGCGGATTGCCACCACCTTGTTGACCTAATGCCATTAATCCTTGGTTTAATCCTTGATTTGTTACTATAGGATTACCTGATTGGTCTAATCCATACCCTGCTGAATAATCTGGTAACATTCCTTGCTCCTAAATATATATATTGAAACCAAGGAATCGGCACAATCCGATTATACCCTTGTAAATCATTAAATTACAGACCCTTTTTCCATGACATAGTCGGTGGAAAGCCAATGTACATCAATTCCTGCTGAAACCATATTCAAGTTAAGACCGCCTGCATAGCCTAAACCTGTTACTCCTTGCCAGTTTCTTGAAATAACCAAGTTACCAGCCCATACATCGTTATCCCATGTTGCTACATCCCATACGGCTGTAGTAGTTGGATTTGTTTCAAAAGATACTTTTCCAAGGTTATTTTGGGTTTGGAAGTCTGTATTAATACCGCAATAAATACCAGGCGCTCCCACATCTACCAAGAATGTAGGGCGAACTAATGTAAAGCGTTTTTGTTGACCTGGAGTGTCAAAATAGCTATAGGCTTGTTGACAAGTAGCTGATATTTGACCGCCATTATCAGCATTAGTATCAAAAAACTTACCTACAAAGCCATTGCCGCCAAAATACAAATCATCACCACTTAATTCAAAACACTTAGCATTAATTCCTGTGAAATTGCACCAAGCCTTACTAATTGTGTGCATTATATATTGCTCTGCACCATTAGGATTAGGAATGTTAATAAGAAGCATATTAGGCTTGGCAAAGTAAATAGCTTGCCAACCAAACTCAGTAGAATAAGTATCTGCTGCTAAAGAAATTGCAAAGAAAATCTTATCGGTAAGGTTAATCCTAGGGTCTAGACGGCTAGATTGCAATGCAGAAGCCAATGGTACTAAACCATCTTGGGTAAGCAATAGGATGTCACCAGCAAACTTATAAAAGCATCTACGGCTAAATACATAACCTAATTGCCATACGCCTTTAAGCGCCCATGTTGCTGCCGTATCAGGGTCTGTACCGTTATAGACAATAATCTCGCCCATGTTGGTAATAAATACTGCGTAGTCATCAGAACCTTGACCAGCATCTAATGTCCATGTAGCCATTGCTTGCAAGAAACCACCATTACGAGCAATACCACCAAAATCAAGAGAAGTGGCTGCCCCTGCAATTTGGTTAACAGGCAAATACCATACTTTTAAATTGTCTTTTTCGGTAAAGAATAAGCGGTTTTTAAATAAGTTTACTTGTATAAACTTGTTGCTGTTAACACCTGTAATTGCATACAAAACAGTATAAGTGCCTACTGTTGTGGCATTAGCGCCAGGGTTACTAGCCATTGTGTAAGTAAAAGTATTAGCACCAGTTACTGTAATGGTATATGTGCCGTTATATGCAGCAGGGCTTGCACCAGCAATAGTTACTTTATTGCCAGTTAATAAACCATGAGCAATAGCTGTAGTTAATGTGGCAGTTGTAGTTACATAAGTAATCGAGTTAATGGTTTGAGCTGTGCTTGTTGGGGCAATGCTAAACCAGCTAGTACCGTCATAGACCATAGTAGCGTCTGCACCATTGCAAGCAACTAAAAAATGACCTCCAGCCGTACTAATGTTTATATGCTGAAGTTTGTCGTTAGTGATAGCGTAAGAAACGGTAGCAGTAGCCGTATCAGCGTTATAAATGCTTGTTCCTGCGGCAGCAAATAGTTTTTGGCTACTTGGGCCAGCATAGTTCATTAAGCTATTTACAAAGCCAGTAATGCCAATAGAGCGCTTAGAATACCCTTTTCTTAACACTACATCAGTAGGCGTAGGGTATAAATTGGTCAATGTAACCGCATCAGTAGGAGGCATTGATGATACAGAATCCCTAGCGTTCCAACCACCAATAGGTGAAGTAATGGAGGTAGTAAGGGCGGTTTGTGGTTTAGCGACCGCCATAATTATGAACCATACCCTGTATCTGGAATATTAGCGTAACCAATAAGCACCTTGCTTGGGTAAGGCGCAAATGATAGATTTGGAGAGCCTTTATCGTTAGCTTTAGCAACAGATAAATAACGGTTGTAATCGGCTGTCAACGCAGTCGTATCAAATGATTTAATTTGGAAGTATTTGAGTTTGGTAGATAAAACCATAATACGGTCATCAAAAACCGTAGTATCGCTATCAGCAGTAAACTTATTCTTCACTTCGCCTGTGGCGCTTCTTGCCCAACCTTTAGAACGATATTCCCACCCTAAATACTCATTGGTATTCATAGGAGGCCATATTTGGAATTGGTTATCCAATATGCGCCATCTAATTCTTGGGCCAGTTGAAATATAACCAGACTTTAGCCATTGCCATTGTTGAGCATCTTCACCTCCCAACATTTCCCAATGTTTCGTCTTATCCCACATCGTGCGGTCTGTAATGGTTTCAAAGTCGGCTGGCAAGTTGTAAGCAGTCTGAGCCAATACAATCGAGCCTGTGCCTGTACCATTAGCCATTTGGCTTAATACAATTTGCTTGGTAGTGTTGTTTGCCGACACTACATAAGTATCTTGGTTGATGTTATAGCCAGTAACTTGCCATTGGCTTGTAACGCCACTAATATCTGTACTGCTAGGAACAGTCAATGTAGTAGAACCATTGACCGTTGTAGCGTTTGTTGTAATAGCTTGAGTGTAAAAACGATACTGAACTTGTAATGCTTGCCAATCGTATTCTTTAAGCAAGTCATAGCCAGAACCATTCATCAGCGCTAAAATCTGCTGTACATCTTGATTAGGGTTTCCAGCTACAGAAACTGGTACGGCTAAATTAAGCTCGCTTGCAGTTTGCTGTACAAGTTCTAGCATCGTTAATGACATATTAAGCCTCTGTTTCTACCTTGGTTTTGCGTGGTTTTTTAGTTCCAACAGCGGCAAGTAGAGCAGTCATCTGAGATTGCATCTCAGCCAGCTTTGCGTCTGTTTCTGCTTTAATTTTAGCATTTTCTTCACGCAATTGCGCTACTTCTTCTTCTCGCTTAGAAATATCAGCCGTTTGATTGGCTACAGACAGAAAAGCCTTGGCTTTGTCCCTAAAAGCATAGGGTGACATACCAGCAATCATGCCAATACGCTGTAATTGTTGGTCGCCGCAATTAGCCACCGCTTCTACAGTATAAAATTTGATGCCTTTGAGTTCTTCAGCTTGTCCCATAGTCAATAAAGGCCATTCTGACAGAGGAGTTCCTATAAAGCCTTCATGGTTTCCAGTTTTGTTCTGATAATCAGCCCAATGTAGTGGAAATCTGCGTTTATGCCTATCTTCAGCAATAGTATCAATGATATTAAGCTGGTCGCCTGGGGTCATAATGGTGATGAAATCCATCTCTTTAAAGATTGGTCTGCCTTGGGCAAGAGTTTCATCTTTGATTTCTACTGGGCGCTTATAAAAGCGTACTGTTAACTGCGAATCCGCATTACGGACATCTGATTCAATAGCCATTTAATTCTCCTAAGGGATTAGGTTGTTAAAAAGAAAAAGGGACTCCCCTTTTGAGGGAATCCCAAGGTACTACAATTAAAACTTAAACAGAAGCATAGCTGAACCAGCCATAATCTCCAGAACCCATTGCTACTGCTGGGGATAAATAGCTTCCACCAGTTGCAGCCACTACAAAAGTAGTAGAGTTAATAGAGCAAACGCCAGTTGTGCCAGTAATAGTTGCACCAGCTTTTGCCCATACATAACGGCGACCATCAGAGCCAAATACTTCTGCTCCAGTTGGGCCGAATTGTGGAGCTGTACCGCCAGTTGTTGCAATTTCAGCTACGGTTGTTGTGTCGTTAAAATCAATCCCTGATAGGGGTGTAATGGTATATGCCATGATATTTCCTTTATTAGTTAAATTGACTAAAAATAGGGGTTTCCACCTACTTTTTTAGTTAGTCATAATGCCTTGCAAGAAGCTGTTAGAAGCAGTCAAGTTACCAGCCCAACCGTATAACTTCACGATTGCGTCTTGGTTAATAGACTGACGCTCACCACCAATAGGTACAAAGTTACGCTCTTTGTGTGGGCGTAAGAAGATGTAGTTGGTGTTCAAGAAGTACATTGTGTTAGAAGGTTGCTCATTGCCATAACCACCACCCAATACTACGTCAGCAGAAGTACCGCCACCGTAGAACTTGAGGGAAGCAAAACCAGCAGCGCCAGCTTCTTCAGAAGCGATACGCTGAATAGCTTGCAATGACTGTACATACAGGCTGTAGAAGTTGTTATCAGCAACAATCAAGTCAGCTTTGTCTGTTCCACGAACTAATTGAATAGCTGTAGAAGTCATCTTAGCCAAGATGTTTGATGTAGTGATAGTTGTACCTGTTGTAGCAACGTTCTGCCAGAAAGTCCAGTTAGCACGGTTAATACCACCGTATGTACCAGTTGTAGGAGTAGAAGAAACAGCAGCAGCCAAACCATCTAAGTTCTTACCACCGTTACCTGTACCGTCTAGGAACAAGTCACCAGAGATACGGTTTAGAAGGCGAGCTTCGGAAACTTGCATACGACCATCTAGCAAGTCAATGATTGCTTCTTTAGAGCTGTTTTGCAACATTTCCAAACCAGACATTGTTACTGCGTCTGCGTACTGTGAAATTTTGAACTGAGCAGCAGAGATAGGGCTATCTGGAGCAATGTTCAATACTTCGTAACCGCTATATGAGTTAGCGTTGTTAGTATTTGGGTCGTTGTACATGATTTCCTCGAGGATGACATTTCCCCCGCTGAAATTCCGAACATTGCCTTTTGAGCTAAGACGCTGAAGAATTGCGTTGTTTTGTGTTAAGTTGTCTGCCAATTCACCGCTACGACTTTGAATGGTTGTAGCGATAATATCGGTGATTGCTGAGTTAGCAAATGCCATGATAATTATCCTTTAAAAATTGTCCAAAATTAGACTAAGTTAAACCCTAGAGCCTCCATTGGCTTCAATTTGTTCTGCCAATAAAGACCTTCTATCCTTTTTATCTGCACCGCTTGACACTTGACCGTTAGGAGTAACGGAACGAGGACTAACAGCAGCAGCCTTAGCTTTAGCTACCTGTTGCGACTTTGAGGCTTGTTGCTTAGCGGTAGAGATGAGTTTCTCTTGCTCAAGCGACCATGCTTCATCGTTAATGCGAACAGCTATCTTATAAGCCGATTCAAGGTCTTGGGCCTTCCCTAGCTCAAGTAGTTGAGCCATTTCTTCCCTAACCAATTCAAAATGCGGTGCTTTACCACCACTTTTAAAACTTTCAATCTCACCCATTAGCCTTTGATTTTCTTCTTGTGCGAATCTACCTTTGATAGTCGAAACCTCTTGGTTGACTCTTGCAAGCTGACTCATTAACTGTTGAGCGTAAGGGTCAAGCTGTTGTGCCTGACCATTATTGTTTAATTGTATACCATAATCTGCCGCAAGTTTATGAAACAATTGAACTTTTTGCTCATACGGTGCTTTTGATAACACCATGTGCGCCCGACCTAGATTGTTAATCCAAGCAGCAGGATTAATTCCTTGCTGCTCTAACTCAGGTACAAATGGGGTAATTGCTTCTTTTAAAGAGCGAGCTTCATCAGCTTCAGCCTTATAAGTGCTTACACCTCTTTGGTATTCTGACTCACGCTGGTTAGCGTATTCGGCAAATTTAACAAAGTCATCCTTATTAATTTGTTCACCCTTTTCCATTTTGTCCCAGATTTCTTTGTATTCTTTTTTCCAGGTAGTAGGGCGCTTATAGGTTACTTGTTCCTCTGTATCCTCTTGTTGCGTTGCAACATTAAGTTCATCATCTTCACTTTTTTGTTGTTCTTCTTGCTTAGTAAATTGCCCTTTTTCATTTCGAGCTTTCTCTTGAGCAGATTCTTCGGAAATATCATCTTCAACGACTTCAATTTCTTTCTCCTCTGGTGCTTCCAAAGAACCTTCTTCAGCTTGTTCCATTGCTGCTTCTATTAATGACCTACGGTCTAATTCTTCTGACATATCTATTCCTATCGGTAGTTAAGTTTTGCATAAGTTAGTTCAGCAATTTGACGCTTTCTTGCTTCATTAGATTGTTTGTTGATTTCAATTGCTTTATGTTGCTGTGGCACATCATTACCTAATTCAATCATTTTGTGCTGTTTTAAATGGCTTCTATGCTGGCTACGGCTTTTAATCCATGAGCCATCAACCTGGGAAACATAGCCATCAATGTCAGACATAACCATTGCGGTTTCTTTTGGGGTCATTTCTTGCTTTTGCGCCCAAGCCTTATCAGCTTCTTCGCCTTCAAATGGCAAATTCCAGTAAGAAAGGTACTTTTCTCTGTCATCCATCTTAGATTCATCGTATTCTTCGTGGTCATGCTTACAATGATTGCAAGTAACTGTGATTTTTACTAATGCCATTACCAACTCCTTATGATTTCAGGGACTTTGTGATATTCGTCTGGTTTTAAAAGGGTTACTGAGTCATACCATTTTGCGTTTTTCCAACGCCAGCAATGAAACTGGTCTTTAGGAAGCAATACAATGACTTTTACGCCCATAGCGGCAGCCACATGGGTGGTAGCAGTATCTACGCAAACAACGCCTTTAAGCGCCTTTACATGGCGAGCAAACTTATGCCAATCTTTCTTCCAACCATCTTCAGGCAATGGGATAAATGGGCCATTACTCTCAACAGATAAGGAATAGGCGTCTGAGCCTGTTAAATCTAGCATTTCATTGGGCAATATTGACCTAGAATAGTATTGCTGAGTCCTAGCGCAGTTCCAATTTACCCCTATTTTCTTAGGAATAAAGCTAGTCACTACATCTAAATAGCCTTCAGAGCCTACAATCTTATCTTTAGAGATTGGAAATAGGTTTCTAACATAAGGCATACATAAAGAAATGTAGTAAGGCAAAGAAAGTGAACCAATCCAGTAGTCACATTGAGTAGCTTCGCCAGTATTTACTTCATTTGTAAATACATCTACACATTCCATTTGCCCAAGTAAGGTATGCAATGAGCTTTCTTGTAAAACTATTAGCTTTTTAGCTCCCAATACCTTTAAAGCTGGTAAAAATCGAGCAAATTGAATAATATCGCCAAATCCTTGCTCCATTTGGACACAAATAGACTTGTTTAACAGCGATTCACCACGCCAAACACGGACATTTTCAGGACTTTTCTTATATGGAATAGGTGCAAACTCCATTACCTTGGGATGCCATCGGTATTCTAGAAGTTTAAAGCCTTGTTCGTATCTGCCAGCGTGTAAATGCTGGTAAGCAAGCGTGTGTTGCTGTATGGGGTCTATATTAGTAGTAATAATGCTTCCTCATCGTCTAGGTCTTGTACACGTTTGGCTTCTAATATAGCTAACTGGGTTTGAATTCTTGCCAGTTCGTTTCTATAAAAAGCTGCTTGTACCAGTTGTTCTTGTTCTTTAACAAGTCTAGCGATGGTATCGTCAAATTTCGTTAAGTCTGACGGTATATCAGCGCTAACTTCTTGATTGGATTGTACTTTATTTTCTTTTTGTTTGCTCTTAGGAGTTGGGTCAATTAACTCCTTGATTCCAGCCTTACGAGATTCTTGAGCTTGCCTGTAGGCATCTAGCTTTTTACGCTCTGCCTGGGCAATTTTCTTTTGTATGCGTTTTAAACGGTCATATTCTTGTTTGGTAAAGCCATCATGGGTATCTATAACAACTATGCCATTTTGACCTTGGATATTAGCTGTGTCATTTTCGTCTGTAGCACTTATTGTGCCTGTAATATCACCAGCAACTACAGTACCAGTAATGGTTGCAGTATCGTTTTGGTCTGTGGCATTAATAACGCCAGAGGACAGGACATTACCATTAATACTAGCCGTATCGTTTTGGTCAGTAACAGATATAACCCCAGTAATAACTGGTAGTTGTATATCCGATATCGGATTAGTCGAAAACGGTCTAAAACCTAACATTATAGGGTAATGGTTAAGCCAGCAGTATTAGAAATAATTGTGCTATTTGAGCCAAGATTTATTTCTGACCAAGTTTTAGTGGCTTCATCCCATGTATATACTTTGTCATCTTTAGGCATAGGTATTGGCGCTTCCCATGTCCAATTAGTTTCATTCAATACCCAGCTTGGGAAAGGTTGTGGAGCATAGAATACATCGTTCTTTTGGTCGTATGTATAACCGATACCAGCATAATTGCCACGCAAAGGGCGGCCTTCAGGATGCTGATTAGCACGAGTATTGTAAGAAGTTTGAATCCAATTGCCAGGGCTAGAATCAACAAATGTGTTAAAAAAGTCGGCTTCAGCCACAATTACTTGTATTACCTTGCCATCAACTACTTTTGCATAATGTGACATTGTTTTCCCTTTAAGCTGTGTAAGAGCCAGATGATGTGAACTTCATAATTGTATTAGAACCGCTAGTTGTTACTGTAGGTGAGCCAGATGTAGTGCCTGAATAATTTGCGGTTGGTACGGAAATAATGACAACTCCAGAACCTCCATTTGCGCCAGCAGCACCTGCGCCACCTCCACCACCAGCACCTCCGCCTGTATTTGCAGTTCCAGCAGAGCCAGCATTGTTTCCTCCGCCACCATTACCGCCACCACCTAAACCACCAGTAGATTGTGTTCCATAACCACCGCCACCGCCACCAGCATAATAAACGGAACTACCAGTAATTGATGATTGCAAACCATTACCACCATTACCGCCAGCAACACCAGCTCCATTAGAACCAGCAGCACCAGCTCCGCCGCCTCCACCAGCACCAGCAACACCTCCACCACCTATGCCACCAGCATTACCTTGTCCTGATGTTCCTGACCCAGCAGTACCGCTACTTTGTTGTCCGCCACCACCTGAACCACCATTGCCACCATTGTTAGAGCCATTACTTCCTCCTCCAACACCGCCGCCAACAGCACTTAAAGAATTAAATGTGGAATTTCCTCCAGCAGTTGCAGAACCCGAGCCTCCAGTACCACCAGCGCCTACAGTAACTGTATAAACAGTTCCAATAGTTAAGGATGTTGTTCCAGTTAACAATCCACCAGCACCGCCTCCACCGCCGCCATCGCCTGTGCTACCACCGCCACCAGCAGCAATTAAATAATCTGCTGAATATGTTTGTGAAGAAAGTCCTATCCAAGAAATTCCGCTATAGACTTCATATTGATTTAATGTTGTGTTGTATCTAGTTGTTCCAGCTATAGGACTGCTTGGGCGTTGTGCGGTAGTTCCTGTAGGCGGAATAAAACCACCAGTATTTGCACTGGCATCTACATTATTTGATGCAACAACAAGATTGGCAGTATATGCAGGAGCAGAAGCACCATTACTTATTAATACTTGACCAGTTGTTCCTGCGGCAGTATAAGCATGAGCCGTACCAGTACCATACCCTGCGCCACCAGCCGTAGGCGTAGCAGTAGAGTTTGTACCACCGTTAGCAATTGGTAATGCTGTACCGCTATAAGTTATAGCTAAAGTACCGCTAGAAGTAATTGGTGAGCCTGAAATAGACAAAATAGAAGGAACTGTTGCAGCAACGCTAGTTACTGTTCCGCTACCTTTACCGTTAAATGTATTCCAATCTGTGCTTGTAAGGTAACCACTTACACTTGTAGTAGCGGCAGGCATACTAATAGCAGGAGTATTGCCACCGCTTGATACTACTGGTGCTGTGCCTGTAACGCTAGTTACTGTTCCTGTTGTTGGGGTAGTCCAAGTAGGAGATGCCGCATTACCAGCAGAAGTTAAAACTTGACCGCTTGTACCAAAGTTAGATGTTCCAGTAATGTTGGTATTTAAACCAATAGAACCTGTAGCATTAATAACATGGGCTGATTGACCTGAAGAACCCCAAGCTAAATAAGTATTTTTACCATTGCCTGAACCTAAAGTTACATCACCATCGTGGCCTGAATAATAAATACCATTATTAAGACTAAAGAAGTCAGCAGGAGTTCCTGCACTATAAACAGATGAATTCATACCAAACTCACCGTAATAAGTTGAGTCTGTGCCTAAATCATTACTTAATACATAATTTGTAGATGCGCCAGCAGTACCTGATTTGTTTTGCAAAATAGATTGCAAGTAACTGCCTGATATTGTTGCGCCTGAAGCAAATCCTGAATTAGAAGCATTAAAACTTAATACAGGCGTTGTACTGGTAGTAGAGCTTGTAGCTAATTGAGGAACTGTTGCCGTTCCTATTGCATCAAGATATACCGACTTACCAGCAGGATAGTCACCAAATACATAAAGAGTACCAGTAAAATTAACCAAGGCATTAGAGTTACTGGATGCAAGTACAGTATCACGGCTTAAAGTGCCAGCACCAACTGTACCTAGACCGACTTCCCATAAAGAACCGCCAGCATTGTAAATAGTGTAATAAGTTGTATTGCCATTACCAACGGCTGAAGAAAAAGTCTGAAACTGAGTAACAGCGCCAGCAAGGGTTAGTGTCCCTGTACCTGTCGTTGTACTGGTTTCTTGTACTCTGTCTTTAAGAATAAGAGCCATATTAGCCTTTAGCTATTGCCACGAATAAATGTACCAGCAGTAATAGCAACGGTTTGACCTGAAGCTATGGTTGTGCTGTTTAAGTTCATATCTGCACCAGAAGTACCAACTGAGCCATCCATCACTACGGTTGTGCCATCCGATTTAACTATGCGGAAAAAAGTAGCTGTGCTTGACGCTACGGCTGTACCGCTTGTGACTGAACCCAAGGTAATAGTACCGTTAGAGTCTGTACCAAAAGAACCAGCAACTGTAAGGCTAACCAATAGGGTTTGGGTAGATATAGCAGTATTGGCATTAGCTGGCTGAGTACCATCATATAAACGGATAATAGAACCTGAACCAGCATAAGTAATTAGACCTGTTTGCTGGGCATCTCTAGTGCCGTTAGAGTATTTTAAGTTTGAGGCCATTAGTTAACTCCAATAATCTTACCGTTTTCATCACGGATAACTTGTTTAGGCTGGGATAGCTTTTGCATCAATGCAGCTACCATTTGAGTTAACTGAGCATTGGTTTGCTGCATATTTTCCATTGCTGGTTGTAGTGGATGATTTGCCATTTGTGAGAATCCCATCGTATCTTGTAGGTTGCGAGCTTGGTCAACTGCTTCAATGTAGGCTTCTGAACCATCGGTCAAGCCAGCACTAATTCGAGCAGTTTCTATTTTAGTCGAATTGTCTAAGTAAGCTAGGAGAATAGACTTGTTATTGTCAATCTCAAGTTTCATCTTAGTTAGTTGCGCTTCCATGTTCATTTCTTCCATGTTGCGCTTTTCTTCTAACTGGAACTTAAGCTGATTCTCTTGAGCCTGGTACTCTTGCTTGGCTTTCTCCAACTCATTCTGCATCTGCATCTTCTGCTGTTCCATCTGAGCTTGTTGCTGCATTTTTTGCTGTTCGGCTTGGATTTGCATCTGCATCTTCTGAATCTCAGGAGGAGGCGGTTTAGGCTGACCCTTAGATTGCTGTGCAACTTCTCTAATTTGGTCTGCTGTTTCGTCAATAATGCCTTCTAATTGCTTACCAGCTCTAAATGCGGTAACGCTAAACTTAAGCATTTCCATGAGCATTGGGGCTAATTCAGGCTGGGCAGAAGCGGCTGGCAATGCGGTTTGCATAAAGCCACCGACTGCTTGCAAGAAAGCCATACGGTTCTGTTTTTCAGCTTCCTCATCTTGGAAAATCATGGAATCAGAAGTAACTTCAATACGGAAGTTAGCTGAAGCCTCATCTCTAAGCAATGCTAGAGCTTGAGGAATCATCTGTTGGTCTTGTGGACTTAACTGTGATGCGCCAGAGATTTTGATTAATGTGTCATCGGTAAAGTGATTACAGATAATCTGTGCTTTGATGCGTAGCAATGTAGTAGCAAAATCCACCACATTATGTTGCATAGTCTTTAATCGACCAGCAGCATTGTTTGACTTGATAATCTGAGCGCCAAGGGTTTCATTAGGGTCTGTTTGACCACGCTGAATATCGGCAATACCCATGATTTCATAGATTTGGCTCTTAACTTGCTCCATAGCCTGATAACAGGACATTAAAGCAGTAGCAAAAGGAGCAATATCAACTAGGTCAATAGCACCTTTCATGCCTTGTTTTTCAGCAAATGCAGCCCAGTTCTTAACTGGTAGCAATGCGTTATTCTCACCTTCGGAGAACAAACGAGATAGTTCAGAGTTAGAAGCATCGTAAACGCCACGCACTTTCAATGCGTTAATCAATCCATCAATACGGTCTGCCAAAGTATCAAGCTCTCTGGCTTGGTCTTGGTACATCGTAAAGTCAGGGATTGGCTCTAGGCTATCGGTAGTAACATTAGAATACAAAGGCTTTGGACAAGGCCAAAATCCTTCTAATTGCAATGGGTCATCACGCTCATCAAGAATCTTGCCTAATGACTTGCTAATCCATAATACTTTACCTGTTTCCTTATCCCAAATCTCATAGACTAAGGCTTCGTATGAGCCTTCTACTGGCTTTTCTGAGCGCTTTAAATCATCAGGTTTGGTATCTAGTGGAATCTTGCCGCCTATTTCTTCACCGAAACGCTCTACTAATGCAGGGCGGTTCATGTAAACCTTACGCCAAACTGCGGTTACTTCTTCCCATGTACGGGCTACGGTATGACCAAAGTCACGCCAATGGACATAATCTACAGGGCAGCACTCATACTCAATGCGCTCTTGGTTCTCAAGCCCCATGCCTTCAGGAGTTTCAGCTTCATCAGCATCTTCAGTAACTTGGTAGCCATCGTCAGGCTCACCCTCTACTTCACCAGCAATATGTGGCTCATAACGAACCCAAGCAGTACCACGCCCACCAAGCAAGCGGTCAAGTACAGCGTAGTTCATTGAGGCTTTGTAGTCACCATAATGCTCAAGCTCAAACTCTAAAGCACGCTCTAGCATCATAGAAGCGACACGACCAATAGGGTCGTTATCACGGAATCTACGGCTTACATCTGGGCGCGGCAGTCTAGCAAAGATAGCTGGCTGGATAGTCTGGACATTAGAAAAGAGGATATTAAAGCGAGCATTAGGGTTGTTTTGAAAACGGCTATCGTCTTTGTATCTGCGGATAATACGGTCAGTACGGCCTTCCCATTTCTTATAGGTTCTCTCGTAACCCATAATGGTGTTGTACCATTTCTCGTATGTATGCGTCATTAATATCTCCCTCTTGAGCGAGTTGGGTTTGACTTCCACATCTCGTTCAGCGTTACATTAGTTTGTCCTACTAATAACCCTCTGATTGCATCATCTTTGGGCAATGCTTTTTCTTCTTCACGCCAGGCAATGCTCATCATGCGAAATGCGTCACTACCATGACTCGTCCAATCGTGCCTAGGTCTATCCCTAAATACTTTCTTATCTTCATCGTATTCACGCTGATATTGCCTTAAACATTCAATGCCATCGTCACACTTTGTATCGAACCAACAACGCAGTAATGCAAGCCTACTTGCTTGAATTCCGTCTTGTAAAGATAAACTTGGGACAATCTTCATCTTTTCTATAGGAATTTTAACACTTAATTGCTCAATGATGCTTTTTCCGCCAGAAGCTAATGTCTTTGCTCTAGCGTCATGGGGTAGCCAATGTGTACCATACACATAATTGTATTCTCGCTCTTTAGCTTGAATTAGCCCTGTGTAGTAAGCAATAGCTTGTCCATTGGATGAGTGGTAGTCAAGAACCCTTATCTCGCCATGTACGACTTGATACCACCAAATGCTTGTATCGTCTGAGTAACCTAAGTCCCAAGCGGTATGTACAGGGAATAGTGGGTCATACTCTACCTCTGTAATACGACCAGCATCGGTCAAGGCTCGCATCTCTTTACCGTAATAAGCCCCTAAAATAGCGCTTTCAAAGTCACATTCAAACTCTTGTAAGTATTGGTCTTGAGTCATTGACTTAGCAGCATCGGCTAATTCTTCCGGCGGCAATAACCCTGTCTTACTAGCTCTTAGGGTTTTGGCGTACCAATCTGGTGACTGTAAAGCATTGCTATACACATCCCAAAAGGCATTATGACCCTTTGGTGTACCAATAAATACTGCCCAACCTAGTCTGTCTGCGAGGAGTGGTCTAATAATTTCACCCCAAATACGAGGGCGCATATCAGCATATTCATCAAGTACGATGCCATCAAGGTAAAGACCACGAAGGGAATCAGCATTGTCAGCACCAAACAATCGAATCCTCGCACCATTAATGAGTTCGACCCAAAGTTCAGATTGGTTAGCTTTTGCCATAACTGGCTTGGAAAAGCGCAAAAGATAGTCCCAAGCAATGTTTTTAGCTTGGCTGTAATAAGGTGCAACATAAGCATATCTCCCATCTTTTTTAGATTCTAATAAAGCTTTTACTATTAATTCATTAATACAGGCTACAGTCTTACCACAGCGCCTATGTGCCACAACCACACCCCAACGCTCCTTACGACGATGAAAGTCCACAAATACCTTTCTAGGGCGATATAACAGCTTTATATTAGGCTTCATCTGCCCATGAAATAGTAAAGTCTTTGCCGTCTAAGCCAGTTACTTCATTTACTTGGGTTTCTTTCCATCTTGCCCTAGTTTTAAGCCAAAAGATAGCGGCAGCAGTATTGCCCTTTTTAGCCTGGCTAAACAATGTGCCAGCAATAGCGGCATTAGCGTCTATGCGCCCTTCATCTAATTCTTCTTTATAGTATTTAACCAGCGTGTCAGCACTAATTTTAAGCCTTGTAGCTATATCCTCATGGGGTACACCAAGGGCAGACAAGCGTTTAGCGGTGTCTTTATCGGCTTGAGTTGGCTTATGTTCTTTTCCTTGAGCCATTTTATAACTCCGAAAGTACAGCTTTTTTACCTGTGAAGTCTTCCCAACGCTTAACTATGACATCGCAGTATTTTGGGTCTAATTCCATAACATAAGCTATTCTGCCGTTCTTTTCCGCAGCTAATAGCGTAGTTCCTGAACCCCCAAAACTATCCAAAATAATGTCTCCACCCTTTGTATTGTTAAGCATTTGATACTCAAATAGGGCAACTGGCTTCATTGTAGGATGTTCGCCATTTCTACTAGGTTTGTCGAACTCTAGGATAGTTGTTTGTTTTCTGTCTGTGGCCCATAAATGTCCTGCGCCCTCTTTCCAGCCATATAAGCAGGGTTCATGCTTCCAATGGTAGTCTTGCCTACCCATGACCATAATTGATTTTTTCCAAATAAGGCATTGCCGTACTTTCCAGCCAGCATCATGTGCAGCACCTCTAAAGTTATAACCTTCTGAATCAGCATGCCATATATAAAATACAGCTCCAGCTTTCATTACTGTATCTGCCGTAACATAAGCATCACGCAAAAACTGGCGAAACCCATCGTTAGTCATTGAATCGTTTTTAATAGTTAAAGCATCTTTAGTTTTGCCTTCATATGCCACATTATATGGAGGGTCTGTAAGCCACATATCGACTTTTCTGTCGTTACATAACTTTTCCATATCTGTAACAGAACAAGAGTCTCCGCACATAAGCCTATGATTTCCAAGGATATATATATCGCCTAGCTTGGTTTTTGGCTCGTCAGGAACATCAGGCACAGCATCTTCGTCTGTAAGTCCTTCTGTTTCTTCTATAGGGTTTAGCAGGGCATCTAACTCTGCATCATTAAAACCTGTAAGAGATAAGTCAAATCCTTCATCCTCTAAGTCTTGTAACTCAATAGTTAGCATAGCATTATCCCAACCAGCATTTAAAGCTAATCTATTGTCTGCTATTACATAGGCTTTCTTTTGGGCATCGGTCATACCGTTTAACTCAATTACTGGTACTTTGTCCATTTTGAGCTTTCTGGCGGCCATTAATCGACCATGACCAGCAATTATGCCTTTGTTCCCATCTATGAGTATTGGATTAGTCCAGCCAAACTCTTTAATGCTGGCAGCTATTTGGGCTACTTGAGCATCATCGTGGGTTCTTGAATTTTTAGCGTAAGGTATTAACGCTGATACTTCTACTTCTTTGATTTGCATATTTAACCAAGGTGTTGATTAATAACGCTTTTATTGTATCACGCTATATCAGGGTCATGTATCTTGTTCATAGCATTGTGTATAGCTCGTTTACGCTTCATTCTTTCATTAGCTTGCTTGTTTAATACGCCACCACTTTCATCAAGTTCTGTAGGTGGTTGTTTTGATTGGCGTTTTTTTTGCGCTTTTTCTAATGCTGACTCTACATGAGGTCTAAGCATAGCGTTTTCTGGGGGATAGCTTCTTGTCATGTGTTTCATTACATACCCTTCATTTTGTCAGCAATAACTTCTTTTCTTGTTTTGGCAGCTTGTTTAAAGTCTGATGCACTTGGAGCGCCTTTAGTGCCAGGCTTACGCATCTTTTCGCCAGAACCAGCAGCTATCCTAGCTTGTTTACGGTGAATATTGGCATAAAGTCCGTCTTTCATGCTTTGCTTTCAATGTATTTGGCGTACTGTTCTTCTAATTTAGCTTTGCGTTTACCTTTGGCGCTATCACGCTCTACATTAAGAGCAATGGCTAATGCTTGGCGCTTACCTTTGCCAGCTTTCATCTCTGTTTTGATGTTTTTGCCGACTGATTGGGCCGAACCTGATTTGTCTAATGGCATGATTAGGCCTTAAATTTAAGTAAATAGATGGTTGTATCAATTTCTTGAGCAATATTGTCAATTAATTGGCAAATTTCTGTATCTTTTGGCAAGTCAGCTCTAGCATCTTTTACAAAGGATTGCAAGGATTGTAGATAAGCTAATGGTTCTTTAGGCTGGTGGTAAGTGCTAGGGAATTCAGTAATTTGACCATAGCACCCAAAATAAGTTTCAGCTAATTGGTCAGTAAGCTCAATAATATTTTCGTAGAACTTACCTAGTGCTTTATGTTTTGCGTAGGATTTGGTTGCCCAATGGAAAAAATGGGTATTTGTACCCGAATGTAGCAGCGTAGCTAAGAACAAAGCCATATTTTCATTCATAAATTACTCCATTTTTATTAATTTTAGCTCTTCAATTGCTTCTT